CCTTATCGCGCTAATTAACTCCCTTGTCATGATGAAAGTGGCAATGCCAAGTTGGAGCACTTGTTCGAGTTGATTATCCTTTACGATGAAGTATGGTATTTGGCGGATAGTAAAGTTAATTCCCTGCGAGGCTAGATACTCAAAACTCAGGCCATCCGCCTGCGTCCTGAAATCATCGAGGTAGCGCCTGCGCTTTAACTTGACTTCAATCTCATGCTGGCGCACTAGGATGTTATCCGTTAAATCTATCATGTAGTCAAGCGATACGCCTCCATCCATTGTTACCTTGTAAGGCAAAGCCTGAAAAATCCCAACGGATGCGATGTGTTGGTCTATTATATCCTTAGCCTCGCGCGGTAGCACGATGGAATCAACGTTTAGGCTCAAAACATCGGGATTTCCTGAAAAGTCCGAAATTACTCCTATTTCCGTTCGATTTCTCGGCGTTACTTCTATGCCGTTGATGTAATGCCTCATTTCCTTACTTTAAACTTGTTAAACACCGTATTATTGCCTCTCACGCGCTTTTCAACGATTTCTACTACACTTTGCGTGATTTCTCCGAGGGCTACGCTAGTTTCGGGCTTATCCTTTATAATTCCTTTTAAGTCCTTTATTTCGTTGATTAAAAGCGATAGGTCTAGTGCGCTCGCTGTTTGCCTTGCTCCCTCCATGGCTTTACCATTTTGGTATTCATGGGCCACTCTTGCTAACTCCTCGTTGGATAGCGCTCCGATTTTTTCGTTTAGACTCTTTGGAACAACTCGCTCGTTAGGGTGCAAGATAGCGTGGAATCCTCCCTTGCCATCTACTCCCCTGCCGTTGATTCCTGTATCCTCCGTTCCATCCATGAACGTAGGGATGCTTTGTATAAACTGGGCCAAGAGCGTTGTATCTTTTATCGTTTCGGCTAGCGGGTTTTTACTTCCTGCCTCAACCTTAGCGCTATAAGTAGCATATACGCTTTCGGCTAACTTGATACGCTGTTGGCGCTTTTGCTCCCGCTCTTTTTTCATGTTGGCCTCATCGATGATACGCTGTTGCTCCGCGAGGCTTTGCTGTGCTGTTATGTTTCCATCCTGAGCCAACTGTTTATAGTTTTCTAACTGCTCCTGAGCCTTTGCCATCTCGGCGTCTATTTGCTCTACTCTTTTTTCCGATTGCTTAGTTAAAAGTTCAGCCGTTTGCGTGATGATGGCACGCTTTTGTTCCTCCGCTTTCTTTAAGGCCTCCAACTCCGCATCGGTTAGTTCCTTGTCGCTTTCGATGCGCTTAGATGCGTAGTCTTTTTGGGCGTTCATAAGTTCATCGTTTGTAGATTTTGTAAAATCAACTCTCGATTTCTCTAAGGCCTCCGCCTCATCCGTTGCCTCTTTTTGCGTTAGTTTTTGCTCGTTAAGCAAATCGGCGTAAATCAACTTTTCATCCTCCGCCAACTTTTGTTTAGCGGTAGCGTAGTTAGCGTCTATCTTAGCGATTGCCTGAGCGTTACCATTTGCGCCCTTGATAAGGTCTTGATACTCGTCCTCTAAGGCTTGTATGCGGGCTTGCTTTTCTCTTTCGTATTTCTTTTCGGCTTGCTCTTGCTCAAAGGTTGCTGTATCTAAAATGCGGTTAACTTCTAGGCGGTATTTTTCCTCAACCAACTGGCTAAAATTTGCTAAGTCATACTCCCCTGTTTCGCTTACTTTCTTTTGCTGTATAGTTATTTCCTCTTGGATGCGTTTCTCGATATCCTCGATTTGTCGCTTTTGCTCGATATCCTGTAAGTTTTGTAACAGTTCCTCCTGCTTGCTAAGATAGTCGTTAGTTTTCTTAAACTCGGTGTTGATTTCTTTTTGCTTATCCTTTAACTTATCCGTTGAGCCCCCCGCTCCCTCCATTCCATCGTCAAGGTCTCCGTATCCTGCTGTAAGTTCGGATATACGATTTTTCGTGTTTAAGATGCCCCCGCCTAGTTGCTGTAATTCTCCATCGATGGCACTAACTCCTGCGCCTGCTAGGGCCACAGCCTCTCCGTATCTCTTAACGTTATCCTCCGCAATCGCGATGTCTTTACTATACTCCTTTAAGATTGTAGGGTCAAATGTTGTGCGCTGTCTTGCTCTTAGGCCCTCGAGGCGTTCCTCTTCCTCGCGTAACTTCTTTTGCTCTTTGGTTAGTTTCTGCTGTGCGCCTACTTTTCTCTCGATAAGTTTGTTGATTTGCTCTTCGTTCTTTTTAAGTTTAAACTCTTGCTCTTTCAAAGCGATGTAGTTCGCTACGGCTGTATTTAACTGCTTGGTAAAAAGCGCTTCATCTTTGATGTTTTTAAGCGTGGTGCCATACTGAGAGTTGATTTGGTCGATAAGTTTTTGTCGCTCCGCTGATTCGTAAGTAGTGTTCTTTAACTGTTCTATCAATCCGATAAACGCGCCTGTTTCCTCCCCTACATACTGATTCATCTCGGCCGTATACTCTGCCGTTCCCTCTATCTCGGCGTTATACGCTCGCTGGGCCTCTTTCATCTCTTCGGTTTGCACCTTTACGCCTGTGAAAAGTTCCTGTATCTTATCCCAATTAGCGTAAATCTCCGTTGCTACAGTTATCAGGATACCAAAGGGATTGCTCGCGATGGCCGTCTTTAAGGCTGTAAAACCTCGGGATAGTCCCATTAAACTCGCTTTCATGATGCCTACCCTTTGCGCTACTTTTACAAAAGAGCCACCAAGCGCTGTGTTGGCTAGCGTTTGGGCCGTTGTCGCTAGTTTAAAAGTAGCGTACATCCTGAGCAAAGTGCCCATAACTTTACCAATCGTAGCGATAGCGTTTACAAACTTTTTGATATCCTCAATGGTTAAACTTCTAAAAAACTTTGTCAGGGCCTCATTAAGAGGGCGCAATCTTTCGATAAGGATACTACCTAGCATTTCCTTAGCATCCCCTACGGAGTTTTGCAACTGTATAAATCCACCATCCGCCTCGGCGGCCGCCTTTGCGGAGCCACCAAATTCGGTGTTCATCTCTTTTAAGATGATAGTTTGTGCCTCTTGTAGTTTCCCGCTTTCAACAAGCGACTTAATTAAATCCTGCTGTGATGCTGTAAAGGATACGCCTACTTTTCTCAAAGCCGTTACCCCTCTTACTGGGTCGTTTAGCGCTTTCCCTAACTGAACTGACGCTGACTTCAAATCCGTTCCCATCTTGGTAGCCAAATCGGCCACAGCCGTTTGCGCTTGGTCAAAGATAGGCCCTGTAACTTTTGTGAAAGTAAGCAAAACTGACGTTACATCCTTAAGGATAGCATCATCATCGAACAAAGTTTGCGTTTGAATTTCGGAGGCTTTGCTCTTTAACTCATCCAAAGTAAAACCTACTTTGTTTCCTGTTGATTCTAAGCCCGCCTGTACTTGCGCTACTGCTTTTTCCGATTCTCGTGCGGCGTCTATGGATGAAGTAATTAGTTCTCTTGCTTTCCCGATAGCCATATCGATACCAAAACCAACTCCTAAGGCTCCCAACAAGTTAGTTAGTTTGCTCATCGCTCCCGCATAGTTCCCTACGTTCCTGAAATTATCCCCTACGGTTTTATCTAGTTTCTTTAACTGAGCATCGCCACGTTGCGCGGATGATGTAACAGTTCTATACTGGGCCTCCAACTGCTTGTAAGCGCTTGTATTTTGCTTTCCCGCTCGCTCTAGGGCTAACATCTCGGCCCCTAGGCGTTTGCTTTCGTTCTTTAAGTCTCTTGTGTTTTTCTCTAAGCGCTTGTAAGCATTTGCCTCGTTCTCCGCCGTTTTAGTTGCTTTCTCTTGGGCTTTTGCCAATCGCTCCGCCTCTTTGGCCTGCTGTTGCTGTGTCCTGAGGGATGCCTGCGCTGTTTTCTCTTTTTGCTGGGCTGTTTTCTCGGCCTCTTGGTTGGCTTTCTGCAACTGCTGTTCGGCTTGCGCTTTCATCTTAGTGATTTGGATGGATTGCTCCATCAAAGTGTTAGCCTTTTGCGTGGTTTGAACAAAGGCGTTTATACCTTGCGTAGTATTTGTGGTCGCTCCCTTAAGATTGGATTGCATCGCTGTGGCTAGTTGCTTAAACTCTGCATCAAGTTTGTTCAACTGCTCGATAGTTTTTTGAGCGGATAGCCTGATACCCTCGAATATATCCTCTTTTTGAAATAAGTCGCTACTACTAATCTTTTTTGCCATTCTCTAACTTTGTTATCCGTTTATACTCATCAAGTAAAGTAAAGTACTCGCCCGCTGTTATCTCTTTGGCCCTGAGCCAATAGCCTACAAACTTCGATAGGTGCACCAGCGTTTGCTCTATGCTCACCCCCTGACCGTTGTTTGATAGCATGATTTTAAGGTTTTCCTCCTCTATCTCTAACAAAGTTAGTGAGAATTTGTCCTTTGTGCGCACATAGTCTAGTTGTATCTCGGCTTTTTTTTTCAGGACATCCAACAAGTCTTTATACTGCTTGTTTAGGCCATATCTCGTGAGGTATTGGTCATGTAGATAGCACCAAGCCTCTACGTCCTCAAACATCGTTCCTGCGCCATCTATGCGCGTATGTTCGATGTTGCCATTTAAGCACTCCATCCATGCGCTTAGTGGTATATCATTGATTGATTGATAGTACTTCGATGATTTGGGCGCGGTACTTATCTGCGAGGATGAGTCCGACCTTTTCCATGTTCTCGTCAGTAAGGCCGATAATGTTCTCACCGTATTCATAAAAGAGGTTAGTTTCCTCCCCTTTTTCGTTTTTCTTGATAGGGTCCGCATCGATTTCGATTAAGTTATCGTATATATAAATTAGCATTGATTCGTAAAACGCTCCTGTATCTTTCAAAGTATAGTGATTTCCTGCTACTTTATCGGGGTTAAGCATCTCGGTCCACTCGGAGTATTTACCGATGATTTCCCCATCGGAATCCACTCCTTGTTTGAAAAGTTGGTCCTCTCGGATGAGGTCAAGTATGTAAGTTCTAAACGTTGGGTCGTTGAATGCTGTGCGCCAAAACACTGTCTCCGAAAGTAGGTTAACTTTCCTAAGTTGTTGCCCCAAAATAGTGTCCATTAACATAGTTTTCTATTTTTTTCGTTACATTTTTGCTACCTCTGAAACCCTTACCCACACAACAAAACTTAGTTCGTCGTAAAGTAGATATATCCATCCAACGAGGGCCCTCATACCCTTAAAACCGCTTAAAACAAGTCTCACAGCATTTCAAAGATACGCATAAATACCAAAAAAAAGAGGGCGAAATCCGTAGAAATCGCCCCCCTTGATGCCTTGATTTAGGTCTAAACTTACACCGCTGTGAAAGTTAAAGAGCCTGTAAATCCTGCCTTGGTTACACTCAAAGTGTAAGAGTCTCCCGTTACGAAAGATGCCAAGATAATGTACTCACCATCGTTAGGTTCGGAAACCGCAGTGATAGTAAACACAGTTGAGTTGGTGTTATCGTAAAGTGAGAAATCTGCAAGAATCGCCCCTTTGAATTTCAACGGGTTGATTGCAGTACCATAGTCGAACGTAGCATCTACTTGGATGGATGTGTTCGCTACTTGAACTGGGTTGATTAGATTTACATCCAACAAACCTTTCAACCAATCGAAACCTAACATGATTTTTTGAACTGTTGAGTCAGTTGCGAACATCAACTTCGGGTCCCAAGATTGATTGTCAACAGGGATAGGATACAAAAAGTTTCCTACTTTGCTACCGATAAGGGAGCCGTTGATGTCAACTACATAAACTCCGAACTCTACGCATCTCCCTGAGGATAGTTTACCCAAGAACTGAGGGGTTGAATCATACGCCCAAAGTTCGCCCGTAAATGAGCGCTTTCCTTGACGTAAGTAAGCCATCCGCCCGCTGTTAGCCTCTTCGAATACTGTGTCTGCCTTAGGCAACTCCACGTTCTCGAATGCAGGTAAAGGGTACCATCTTTGAGATGGGTCAGTATCGTTGATTAACGCACTCCAAGTTGGGAGCGTAGTTAAATCGATACGGTTGTAGGCTCCTGCATTATCCTGCAAGGGCACTAAAATTAGTTTGCTCGTTACGCTTTGTAAGGGCAAACAGTTTGGTCTCCCTGTGTTAGAGAGGCCTAAATCACAATTACAGCCTATTGCCATGTTTTTAAGTTTTAAAGGTTTTTAACAAATACAATTTTCTTTATACTTCACTAATCTAATTCGCAACTCTACCCCACTTAGGTTTGCATCTAGGATGTTAGCGAACATCCCATCACTTCGCTCGGTGCCAAATCGACTAAAAGTAATCAACTCATAGTCATCAAATCGCACAAATCTTGCATCCTCATTTACTACGTTTAGGAACTCATTACATAACTTTTCCATTGGATACATAACGATGCTCCGATGGTCCTCGGTATAGTACTGGGCCACGTTCGTTTCATCTAAGAAAAACATACGGATATCTGCATCGAAATCGTAAGTGCTCTCCATCCCATACTTACGCATCCTGATAACTTCAAGTAGCCAAACCAAAGGCAACTTACTAGTAATGTTTGCGCTTGCGATAGTCCACTCCCTATTGGTTGCTAACTGCGTTCCCGTTATCCAGTATGGAGCGGGGATAGTTATAACTCCCTGCAAGGGCGTGTTGTTTGCGGGATTGAGAGGCTCCCAAGTTACATACTCATCATACTCGATAGTCAAGATGCGATACTTATCGCCTGTTGAGTTTTCCACAACCATCCCTGAGCGCATCCACTTAGTGTTGCATATCAACGTGGTATCGCTATTAGCGTCATAAACGCCGTCTACGGAGTTTACGAGGGCCGAGTAGATGGATTTGATAACTTGTGAAACTTCGTTCGTCATATCCAGTAATTATATAGTTTCTCTCTGCCGTTGTAAAGCGAAATGTCTCCTATCCCAACATAGTCAAGTTCAAACACAGCCGTTCCGCTCCCTCCTGAAATTAGGAACTCATCCCCGATAGCGTAACCGCTCCCTTTGGTAGTTATAAGGATTTCGTCAACCTCTCCATCGTGGATGTTCGCGATTATGAACTTGGATGTTTACGATACATCCGTTCCCGCTACCTCCTGTGGTTGGAACTTGCGTGGCTGTTGTATAGCCTGAGCCTGCTGTTAAAAGAGTTTGATTGATGATTTCGCCAATCGGTAAAGCGACATAGTTAATCTTAAGGCCTGAGCCCGCTATCAACTGCGATGCGCTTGTTATCGTTAGCGTGCAATCATCGTTGCCGTCTAGGATAGTAACCACATCCCCTGCCTTGTATCCTGAGCCGTAGTTATCAATCGTTACCGATAGCACTCCGCCTGAGCCGTTGTCCGTATAGTCAACCGTTAGCCCTGTTCCGCTCCCCCCTGATGTAGCAACACCATTGTTGGTTGCGTATCCTGTTCCTGCGCTGGCTATGCTTAGCGTTTTTACTATCCCTGATAGTGCAACAGGCGTTACGTTGGATGCGGATATATACCCATTTCCAACTGTAGTGATTTGACTGCTTACGGCTTGGCCAAGAGGGAAATCGTTCCAATTCAAAACTATATACTCCCTGATAGCCATAAACGTCCGAACGCTCTCGTTATATCGGTTATACATGAGCGATTGGAGCGAAGTGGCTAACTTGCTTAATTCGCTCCTGCTCACTGTATTACCAAACGGCGTGATGGTGTTGCTTGTATCCTTGATATACTCAAAGTAAAGAAATCCGATTAGCATCTCTTTGATTCCCTCACTTTCCAAGATGCGGTAAAGATTTACATCCACCGCAAACGGATTGTAAAGGGTTTGAAAGTTTGGCGACTTGGGCTCGTTCGACTGTTGGTCGATATCGGATACAAAGTCCTCATACAGTTGCGCTCCCAAAAGTTCACGCATGTATCTAGGCTCATACTTTGCGATGTAAGCCGTTATCTTGCTTTGGTCGTAGATGCCTGTGTGCAACTCATACTTTCCTGTAAAATCGCCAATCGATACTATCATTTTCTTTTACTTCTTTTTAAGGTTAGCAATGCCTTTGCGTATAAAGATTTTTAGGATTTCGCCTGTAACTTTCCATACAGTTCCCTTAGGGAGCGTTGGATTTTTACCTGTGGCTATCGCCTCGTACTCTTTTTTATCATCGATGTCTACCTCGATGGATATCTTGTCCTCCGTTTTCTCCACATGTATATCTACGCGGGGAGTATCCAAAGTAGCCGTTAGGCCCTCTTCGGTTTTGTTGATTTGAAGGTCCACTTTTGGAGTATCGACGCTAATCGTTACGTCTTTTTCGCTCTTTGGCTTTCGGCCTCTTTTTCTTTGCTCTGCCATGTCTAAGGGTTTAAGTTGCTGTTAGATTATAGTGCCGCGATAGCGGTAGTGAAATCTCCCGTTACGAATGCAGTAACATCGTTCTGCTTAACGAAAGAACAAAGGCGTGCCTCCGCTAAGATGGATACCATGTTTCGAGCAAAGTCATCACCCTCGTATCCTACTTGGATGTTAACGCCCTCTCTCATACGAACGTTGAATTTCGAAAAGTCTCCTACCAAGAAGTTATCCGCTGTCATGTTAGTAGATGGCACGATGATTAGTCCGCTCAACTGCATGTTTGGAGCCATCCCAACAGCGAAGTTAGGGTATGTATACTCCCCTTGCGTTGTTTTGCTCATCTCGATGCGAGCCACATCGTCAGGATGCAACACGATGTGAGTTGGGTTGAAATCTGCCCCCTCTACTTGTGCCTTAGCCACGCGAAGAACATCGATAACAGTAGGGTTGGTTACGTTTCCTGCAAATACCCCCGCTGCCCATGCAGTCGCTTGGTTGATAACTCCATCTAAGTTGTTACCTGCGCCGTTTCCGTTAAGTAAAGCGAAGTCGATATTTTGCTCGATGCTTTCCATCAAATCGTTGTTGATTTCTGCCTGAACAAACGACAAGTCTGCCAACATTTCTTTTGATACTTTGATAAAGCCCGCTACTTTTTTAACGGCTACTGATACCTCCGTATACTGAACTTGTCCGTTTGCTTTGGCTACTGCCTCTGCTACGAATCCAGTAGTTGACTGCGTATCCTGAGCGATGTAAGTTACGAACTTGCTAGAAGTAGTTCCAACGTTCGAAATCTCCATAATTCTGCGGATAGGACGAGCGATGCGGTTAACTCCTGCCTCCAAGGTGCTAAGGGCGATAGTTCCCGTATAGTCTCCTGTGATAGTAGTATCAGTTTTCACGTCTAAGTTAAGCGCTTGGCCTTTCTCATAAACTTGGTCCATGATATCCGCGTGCTTTTCTGCTACGGTCATGTTGATGGCTTGGCGTAAGTTCTTAGGCGCTTTCTTTTCGCCTTTCTTTGCGCTCTCTTTCATCGCCTCGATGCTGGCCTCGAATTTAGCGATTGCGCTCTCGATGTTAGCGCTCTTTTCCTCTAGAGAAGTTAATTTACTTAACTCGCTTTTGATAGCGTTGATGTCCTCAACTGAGGCCATCCCTTTTGTTTTTTCTGCAAGGATGCCGTTCAATTTTTCGACAACTTGCTCGGGTGTTAAATTTTCCACTTTTTCCTTTTTAAGTTAGACAATTTTTCAGTTCCTTACTTTTGGGCGAACTGATTTACCACTTTTTGCCAATCGAATGTTGGCGCTGTTGGCTCTGCCTTTGTTGAGTGCTCGATTTTGTCGAACGGCTCCGCTAGCGAGAGTAACATAAGTTGATTATTAAGCCATTTTAACCGCATCTCCAAGGCGTACCCTCTCTCGTCGCTATAATCCCCTGTTGTGAGGGATTTAACGCATCTCTCGATGTCGGACGCGATGTCAACCATCTTTTTGGTTTTATCCTCTGCGCTTTTGACTTCTATAACGGGAGTGTTTTCGTTTGCTCCAAATGTAACGGCGCTCCCCTCAAAAAGATTTACCTCTTTGATGTCAAAGTATCCGCCTCCCTGAGCCGTTGCATCCTCTACATACTTGATTTTATCAACTATATACTGAAATCCAATCGAATGCTCCCTGATAATTTCCATCTTGTAGTCCTCCCACGCATCGTTTGCGATGGTGCTGTTCCCCATTTGAGCCACGCCAAAGAGGCCGAACTCATCCTCCTGCAAGGTTAGCCACTTACCAATGGGCTGTTGCCAATCATGGTGCCGTAAGAATGCTATCTTGCGGTTGCTTTGGCTATATACTCCGCGCTCTTGGAGGCTCTTGCTGAACGCTCCCCTGCGGATGACATCCCCATCCGAATCGATACTATCAAACTTAGATAGGTAAACGGCCACTTGGCGCTTATCGCTGTCCATATCTTTGATACCATGGAGGGTTTTAGTGTTGTATAGGTTTCCTTTCATAGTGTAAAGTTAAACATTTTGAGCGGATGATTGAGCGGGTTGCGTAATCATTTGTTGCGCTATCCCTGAATCGTATCCATAGTAGTTTACTAGCGTTGCGATGGCCACCTCTCTCGATATTTGGCCTAATCCAACGGCTGTGTTTAAGGCGATGATTCCGTCAAGGCCTCCAATGGTTCCCCTTAACTGCGTTTGTGCGTTGATAAGGCCCTCCGCCTGCGCCTGAGACTTATCGATAGCCTCCAAAGTTATACCAAACTCATCCGCATACTGTTGCTTTGAAATCACTCCATCCCTGAGCATCATACTATACGCCTCCGCCTTGGTCTTGATTACTTGTTGAGCGCTGACTTCATCATCTTGCATAATTGGCAAATGGTCGAACTCGGCCTTTAAGTAATACCCTTGTTCATGGAGGCCCCACTGTCTCATCATCGAGTCATACATCGACTGAGTTTCAGGAATGATAGTATCCGTATAAATCATGCGGATGGAATCCCTAACGTTGGTAAAAGTTGCTCCCTTATCGCTAGAAAAAATGTTGGCGTTTAAGCCGTAAGCATCAAAGAGGGCCATCTTGTCCGCGGTCAGTTCCTCGAAAAGCATTAAGTCCTTAGTTGGGAATGACATCGGGGTCCAATCCACCTTAGCCTCGGTGATGATTAACTCATCTTTGGAGCGCCGATACCAATCGTTTCTAATGCGTTGTTTTTCCTCGGGAGTCATCGGGATAGTACCCGCCATGTCCGAGTTTTCAGCGCTTAGGATACCGATGGCTCCGATGTTTTCCAACAAGACGTTGCGCTTGTGATACTGGGCCTTGATGTTGCTCAACGGATAGCGCAAAGTTTCGATACGGCTCACAGGCTTAATGATGTTCATACCATCGTCAGTTATAAAGTAAAGCATATCCTCCCACAGTATATCCTCTTTGTCTCCTGTATCGTAAACAAAAGTGAATTTATCGACTAAGTCCTCCGCATCCATTTGCTTCAATCGCTTTCCGCTTAGGTGCATTTTTACTTTGTCCGCTGGCAATGGCACAATTAGGTTTCTTATCCCTGCCATCCTAGCGGGAGCATACGCAAAGGCGTTGTTATACAGGCCATCCTGAACGCTCAAAGAGTATACTACATCGGCCCATGACTGAACGGCGTTAGGCTTATCAATCAGGGATAGTAACCAATGGCTTTCTACTTTGTTGCCTTGGGCGTCATACAAGCATGGATGGTTAGAGGCCATCATCTGCGCACGCTTATCGATAACGGCGCGAAGTTCAGGGATTTCGATGTAGAGTTTCCAAGCATCGTGGACATCGACCCACACAGCCTCTTTTTTTCCCCATATCTGCGATTTTGAGAAAGGGAATATGTTGCGCATCTCATCGATATACCTATCCATCGAGTTGATGTTTATACCGAAAAATGATTGCCAAAAGTTTAGTAAATCCATGCGTTAAGTTGTTTCATGATGTAAAGTTACTGATTTTTAAACATCGATTGTAAAAAAAGTGAGAGCCCTGCCAAACAATCAGGAGCATCGTCATGCTTGTTCTTTCCCTCTTTGGAGTAGGATAGTACGTTATCGATGAACTGCAAGGCCTGAGCATCATGTTCGCGCCTAACGAAATTCAGTCGCTGTTGGATGTAAACGCTCTGCATGATGATGCGCGTGTTCTTGTTTACTTGGTTGGCTACTTGGAGTATCCTGCATGATGTTAAGTGCTGCAACTGCCTTGCAAACATGGCCCCCATGCTGTTGCTTTCAACTCGGCAATAGGTAGCATTCCACTTGTTTAGAACTGAGGCGCAAAGGGGGAGCGTTATGTCGGTGTTATCCTTGGTGTAAATCAACTCTGCTAGATAGTAAGCGTTGTTCACTATAACGGCTACGGCCATGGCTGTATAGTCGGCCCCTTGGTCTGCCACATCGATATAGGCAACGGCTCCATCGATACCACGCTTTGCTACTAGTTCCTGAAACTCAACCTCATCGATGAACTGCAACTCCGAGAACAAACGGCCTTTGATGTCTACGGGCTCTTGCATATACTCAGCGCTCCAAATTTCAGGGCTCGTGCGCTTTCTTTTCTCTTGGAATTCAGCGGTAGTCATAACGGCCTCGCAAAAGGATGTGCCGTCATCTTTAAGGGCGGGGATGATGATGCTCTTATCGTACTGGCCCTCTTGCATGTTCCTCCCTATGACATCGTTTAGGCTCCATCTTGTGCCGATATCAACGCGAGCGCACCCTGTTTCAAAGCGAGAGTCATGCGTGGATTGTTTCCACTGATGTATCCTATCGTTTACGGTATCGCTCATGGCGTCCTCAATCCCTCGGTAAAGGTCATCGGTGATGGCTACCTTAGTGGCCCCGAACCCGATGATAGTACCGCCCACACCCGCTCCGAAATAGCCCACTTGGCGCGATGAGTTAGTGTTCCATCCCTGTAGATTCTTTTTGTCATCCGATAGCCTTACGCTAGGGAATACGGCCCGATACTTATCGCTCATGATGATGGCCCTCACATCGTATGAGAACTTAACGTATAGGGATGCGGTACAAGTGTTCCGCATGATGCTCTCACTTGGATTTCTGCCTAAGGTCCATGCACAGTAAAGGGATGTGATGTAGGATTTCCCCGCCCTTGGTGGCATCGATACGCTGAGGCTCCTAATAGTTCCCTGCTCAATCTCTTGGAGGGATACGGCTACATCCTTTAAGAACGCCCTATCTCGAAAGAAATCAGGGTCATAAAAGAGGCAAAACTGCCAAAGGTCGCGCCTTGCTAACTCCATGCGGAGCAAATCCCTGAGGTATCGCTTATCCTGAGCGCTTACTTTCATCATTCGGCTAGCAAATCCATGAGTTCGTTAGTAGATATCCCTGAGAAGTCAGGGGCCTTAATGGTGGTCTCCACCTCTTGCTTTTCTACATAGCCTCGGCGCTTACCCTTGGTCTTTAAGAAAAAGATTATACAGGCTGTGTTGCCCTCCAGTATTTGTTCGTGGAGTTTGCTCTCTGCTAGGTCTAGGGCCATGCTCTCGATGCTTTCGATTTGAGCGCGGTATTCCTCATCGTCTCGCATCCATCGGTAGTGCGAATCGCGGGATATCCCCACGCTTTTGCATGCTGTCGTAACTATCCCGAGGCTTTTCTCCATCGCTTGCACCATGGCTTGCTTTAAAACAGCGTGGTTTCCTTTTTTTTGTGTGTCTTTTTGTGTCTGAGAGGCCATAATCTTATGTTTTATGTTTTCTTGCTGTCTAAGGGGTTAACTATACAAAGTTATATAATATATCTATTTATGTATGTAACGGGCTCTAACAAGGTCTTTATGCGCTTATTTTTGATTTTAGAGGACATTCCAAAATAGTATACGCTTTCCTCTTGTTCCCTGAATCATTAGTTGCTCCCAAGCCTTAGCGTCATAGTTCTCGGATGATGGGAACGGAGGCTTTGTTTTGCAATCCTTGTCAAAGGTATAGGGGCAATCGATTAGTTCAACGTTTGAGGGATAGTTTTGTTTTTGGTTCCGCGAGTTGAGGCCCACAACAACGGCCTTAATAGTTGCATCGGGGAACGCATGGCCTAAGCATCTAGTAAGCATCCCGCTCCCGCATGCTACCCATACTTCGTCATACTTTCCCTGCTGTTCTCTTATGGCTTTCATATCGCTAATGAATGGCTCGTTGGCCTCGGGAACATCAAAGCCAAGGGGTAGGAATTTGGCCCCTGTTTGCTCACAGTATTTCTTTGCTTTGCTTTGAACGTTTGACATATATCCAAAGGGCACTTGGTATATAGTGGCTCCGTTTTCTAGGGCTTTCTTTTGGTTGCGGTGTAAGTCATTTCTCTTTGCATAAAAGAGGGTAACTTTTATCCCTAATTTTTTACCATATACTGAAAGGCAAAGGGGAGCGCCACCACAAAATGGGCCCCCGAACACTACCTCTTTTGCGCCTTTGATAAGATAAGGGAGGAATCGGCTCTTACTTCCTCCTGCTAGTAAATCGTCTCGGAGCACATCCACTCCGTTATAATTTTCGATGATGGCGGGTTGATTCATAGTTTTGTTGTTTTTGAAATTAGTCTTGTTAAATATCCGATATACTTATAGTCCGATTTTCCTATCCTTATCGCTTGCCCTTGGATGTATATCTTTTTAGTTCCATGGGTCCAACCATACAATGTTTTTAAGGTCTTATGGTTATCGTAGATATCCTGCGGGTCGCTGGCTAGGAGTGGGATTTGTTGCTTTGTTACATCCACTATCCCCTCACTTTGAGAGTATAGCCATGTATGGTTAATAGTCTTGTCCTTGGATGATATCCACTTGCGTATCTCGTATGGATTTCCCTCGAGGTCCTGCATCCCCATAAGGTAGAAAAAACTAAGCGATGTAGTAAAGCACATCCCTAGCACTTTATACATTTGGATGTTGCTCTTTAACTTATCAGGAATGGGTAGTAAATCGATGTGAGAGTATGGTAACTCATAAAGGGAGGGGATAGGGATAGTTTCCATGTAGGCTCTACCGATAGACGTAAATCTAGTTCGCTCTCCAGTGCAAAACTTTGGGTGGATTCCATCTAAAACTAAGGGGATGGCTTTGCCCTCTGCATGCAAGGCCCTAAACGCTTGTATATATCCATCAAGCACCATGTATAATTGCGTTGCTTAGTTCCTCGCTACTGTAAAAGTCCATGACTAAATGCACTCGGTCTTCCTCTCCATGATTTACGGCTGTATGGGGCTTTCTAACATCCAAGTACCAAAGGCTCCCCTCCGTCATGTTTGCCTCGACCTTATGGCCTTTGTGGCTCCATGATTGGAATATAACCTTAAGGTTGGTGTAGATAGGGATGTGGAGCCTAACTACTCGGCCTGCCTGAACGCCTGCCTCTCGGTCAGTTATATCGGCGTGCCTGCTAAGTTCTCCGTTTCCTTTCGTTAGCCTCATAAATCTAACCCTATCAGGAACGGCCCCTCCAAATCTTCTACTGACTAGTTCCTTAGTGATGGGGAACTTATCCGCGATGTTAGTCCAATCGCTCTTTTTGCGTAGCATCTCGGCGTTTTCCTCTTTCCACTTTTTGCTCATCTCATGGGGTTTGATAATAAAGTTAGGGTCCTGCGTATCGTATCCCCTTAGGGCGAACGCGCTCCAACTTTGACGCTTGTTATAACTACTATAGTGGTCGGCCCAACTTGTATAATTGGCTAGTTCTTGGCGGATGCTTTCAAGGGCTTGGTTAGACAGCCACTTGGAGTTGATTTGTTTAAGATGGATGTCCTCCCCCATGGCTAAGCGATACTTTACGTTTGCATCCCTTTGGTATATCCCTTTTAAATCACTAGATGCGGATATCTTAGTCGTGATGTATGTAAAGCCGAGCATCTTAACCATTTCAACCATGCGCTCATCCTCGTCAAAGATTTCAATCATGAGAGGCTTACCTCTTAGTTCATCGCAATAGTATTTTAGTAGTTTTTCCTTTTGGGGCCCTGCTAGATGCTTAACAAAGAAAGTGCCCGCCTCGATAGGTATAACAGTTTGAGTAAAGTCAGTTATCCTACTCTTTGTTTGATAGTGTTGATGTATCAGGATGCTGTCGTTCTCTTTGGTTTTTATAACTTGGTTTTTGACCAAGGCCGTAGCGATATCCCGTTCGTTTGGCATCCCAAAGGCCCCAAAGACATACTTTTTATAATCATTTTTTACGGCGCTCTTTAACGCCTTTAACATTGAAAGGTCATACCCTTGTTGCCATTCTTGCATAATAGTTGATTTTTAGATTTCCGAAAGTAAATTGATTCGCTCCCCAAACTCGGTGCTTACTGACTGAGGCTCATCGTCTGCGATGATGTTTGTAAACTTGCCTTTAATCTTGCTGGCATCCCCTTTGTAAAACACTAAAACGTTTTGATGCACTTTTGTTAGTTTTCGGCCTCCGTTAAAGATGCGAGAGGCCCGCATTCCTGCCGTTCCTACGCTTTCCAAGAGGATGGCACTATTGTATAGCCTTGCACCTGCTTTTTCATGCGCTTGTATCGTTTTTCCGATAAAGTCAAGATAGTAGCCCTGTTTGTCGCGGACATCCCCAACAACAAAGACGCTGAAACTATCAGGTTTGAGCATAGCGATGCACTGAGCGATGATACCCTCGTAGGCTTGCTCAAAGGCTTTGTATTCCATGTTGGATAAATCCTGTGGGTCATCACTATACTGTTCTAAGTCATAGTAAGGCGGACAAGTAAAGATAAGGTCATACTCTCCCTGAGCAATCTCCTGAGCCCTCTCCGATGTTCCGACTATGTATCGGGGCGGATGGCTTTCACATATCTCTTTAACTTGTTCCTCGTTGGCCTTAACTTGTTCCTCTCTTAAATCTATCCCTGTATAGTTCAATCCTACCTTAGAGGCAACTATCCCACGAACTGAGCCCCCTGCGAACGGGTCCAAAACTTGACCATCAGGAACGCAAAACCACTTGTATGATATCTCGCAAAGCACTGGGTCAAAGACGCTAGTTCCTGAGAGTTCACTTTCCTCGATAAACTCCTTAATGATTTCCGCATCCGAAAGGCCCGCCTCTCGCTTTGCATAATAGTTTGGTATCTTGCTTTCGATGTTGCCTGTGTTAGGACTATTCCCTTTGAGGATATCGGCTAACGCTTTTTTAGGATTGGAGGCGCTAAGGATAGTATCCGAATAGTTCAGGAGGTTACCCCCTCTCCCTACTTCGCTTTTGATACCTAGGCTTTTCCACTCGGCTTTTCTTGTTTGCCAATAGCCCTGTTTAGTATCAAATACCGAAAATGGCGGAGCGATAAACTTGTCGCTTAGCGATGCGTGAACTACTGTTTCTACTTCAGGCGAAAAGTCGAGCGCTGGCTCATCGTTATCGAACGGGGATACTTGAAACAACTCCGATGTATCTACTCCCATAATATCAAGGCCCCAATCTACCAAGGTGGCCGTTTCCCACTCATTGGCTAAGATATCCCAATCCCATGTTCCAAAGTTAACGTTATCGGCAATCAGGAATTGGTCGCGTTGCTCTTCGCTCCAATCATCCGCTAAGATGATAGGCACCTCTTTATACTTTAACTCGTTTAAGGCTTTGAGGCGCATGTTTCCGCCTAGCACAACGTATTTCCCATCTTCATCAGTAACGCACACTATCGGGCGTTTATCTAGCATCTCGGGGAACTCCTTAATGCTTTTTACTAACTGCTTAAATTTGTTGTCTTTGATTATCCGCGGATTGCGCGGGTTTGGTTTCACTTTCGTGATGGCTACTTTTTGCATTTTGATTATTTTGATATAAATAGTTACATACGGCTACTGCTTGGGCGGTGTTCCTTGCTGTTCCATCTTGGATAACAACGGGGATGCATCTCGCTACAAACTCATTTTTTGGCTCGTTAGGATTTGGCGTAGGCATTAGAAAAACAAGGAAATAAGTAGATACAGTGAGTAGGCTAAGCCCACACCGATAACCCTAAATAGTGATTGTTGCACATCCTGCGGAGTATGAAACCATTTGTATACTGCTTGCGATGGCATCCAAGGTAGGAACACCAAGATGATGCGGTCCAGTATAAAGAGGCAAAATACAACGGGGAGCAATGCGATGCTGAGTGCGATTTGTAGTTTTAGTTTCATGATTTCGATTGGTTTATAATGATTTTTCCATCTTGGAATGACTTAACATCGATACGGCTATACATCAAAAACTTGGCAAAAGTTTCGATACTTCGGTTGGCGATTTCCGCCTTATAGTAGATAACGCACTTGGTAGTTCCCCACGTTTCGTTGAACCTGAGGGCATGTCGATTCACACCAAGCACATCCCCTAGATAAGTGATGTATCGCTGTGTCGGGTATCCGTTTTCATACTCGCGTGCCATGCTTACAAAGGTTATAAAAATAGTAATACGATGCACAAAATAGGTATAAAAAATTGCATTTTTTGCGCTTTTTCACCGATTTGCCAAAACCTTGTGAGACTTGTTTTTATGAGTTCTAAGAGGTTTACCTATGCGGATGGATGGATATATCTACTTTTTAACGAACTCATTTCTCCTTACTAGGTAAGGGTTTCACAGCGGTATGTTTTAAACTAAAAAAGAGGGCCCTCGGGCCCCCTCGCTACTAATTTTTCGATAAATATCTACCTATTTTTTCCAAGGTAGAGGAGTGCAATCCCTTGCTCTCTTTCCCTGAGTAAAGATACAGCCACAGTTGATTTTGATGCACACCCGCTTGCTTGCTAAATGCGTTAAGCGTGATGTTTTGCTCCTCCATGTGCCTAAGTATCATCTCTCGGATAAGTGAGTTAAGATTTGCTAAGTCGGATTTTTTCATGGCTTAAAATATGTCATCAAAGGGGTCCGAACTCTTGTTTTGGATAGGATGTTTATACTCCTTGTTTTCAGGACTAACGTATGGCTCCTTGAAAGATAGTGAAATGTAATTCTTTCCACTTTGAGACTGGCGTTTCCATCCTGCGATTTCCATCTCGATACCATTTACGTTTACCTTTCCCTTAAAGTCGGGATGACTCTCTTTTTCTTTGCGGTCGTTTATGAACATAGCACCGCTGTTTGCTTTTGTTTCCATTTGCTATTTGATTAAAAAAATTACTGTTAAACATCCCAAGGCGTAGCCAAGGGCTAAGGCTAAGGCCATCGCTGACCTTTCGCTCCACGTCTTGCT